CCTATCAAAATTATCTCCAACAGAACAAATAGCACAACGCAAATTATTAGACGCACCAAAAAGCTATGAAAGATTCATAACAGGAGGTCAAGGAACTCCTGGATTTGAAAATTTAATGGGCGATTTTTCAGCTAATATAGGCAACTTACAACCTACAGAGTTTGGTGCTGAGGATGTCAACCAATACATGCCTACTTTTTTAAGATCTGTTGACCCAGCACTACAAGACGTATCCGATACATTTACAAGGCGAAGACGAGAGCTCGAAGGTTCAATGGGTGGCAGTGCATATGGTAGTTCTAGAATGGGTGTTGAGTCTGCAGAGCTCACAAGAGGGGAAGCAAGAGAGCGAGCAAGGTTACTCGCTGATGCTGGGGCAAGAGGTCTAGAATTTTCTGCTGCCCAAGCAGAACGAGATAAGAATCGTGAAGAAAGAATATTTGACGTAACTCAAACTGCCAGACTAACAGGAGCAAGAGCCTATCAAGATATTGTACCTGTTGTACGTTCTATAAGAGAGTCTGAGGTAGCTGGTGAGTTAGGTGTAGGTGAAGGTGAAAGAATGCTAGACACACAAGCCTTAGAACTAGCCTACAGAGATTTTGTTGAACAGAGAGAATATCCTTTTAGTGCTTTGAACTTTGCTATAGGTGCATTGAAGGGTATACCTTTTGAAACTAGAGAGTTTGCTCTACAAAGAGGTGGTGAAGTAGTACAATCACCTAGTGTATATGGTCAAACTATCGGTGGTTTAGGCACATTGTATAGTGCTTATAAGATGTTGAGTTAATTATGGTAGATATAAGTAATACAAATAAATTAGGTGCTAGTGATACAGATGTAAAAAATTTACCTAGTAATTTAGGCACACTAGCTTTATTTCCTCAAGCTGCACAGTTTGCTGAAACTTTAGTGCCTAAGACTACTACTATATCTCCGGAGGAACAAGCCTTTTTATTCTTTACTAAAATGGCAGCAGAAGCATCTAAACCAGGAGCCACTGCTATAGGTGCTGCTGGTGAAGCTGGGCAAGATTTAGTTAAAACTAGAATAGCACAAAAAGCCTTAGAGAGTAAAAGAGCAGGTGATGTGGCTAGTGTTGCGAGTTCTATATTTAGTGCTATAAAGCCTAAAGTGGGAGCACCTAAGAGTGTTATAACTGATATAGCTAAAGATGTAACTACAAATAAACCTAAAGTAAATGCTGCTGGTAAACAATTATATGTTTACACTAATTATGGTCCTAATGGTGAAATATTAGGAACTTTTGAAGCACCTAAGAGTGATGCTAGTACAACTGTTAATTTAGGTGGTGATGAAGCTGAAAAGATATTCGGTAAAAAGAAAGCTGAAGGTGTAATTAAATTTTATGAGGGTGCTGGTACTGGTGATACCTTTAAACCAGGAGTAACAGGACAAGCAATTCAAGCATCAGATAATTTAAATAAATTACAAACAATTAAGGCTTTTTTATTAGACCCAGAAGTTCAAACAGGAGTATTACAAGACCAAATTAATGCAGGTAAATTACTTTTAAATAGAATAGGTTTTACTGATTTTGATGAAACTGCAATAGGTAAAGCTCAAAATGCAGAAGCTTTAACTAGTGGTATGGTATTAGAAAGTGTTAGTCAAATGAAAGGTGCATTATCTGATAAAGAACTAGGATTTTTACAAAGTATGCAAGCCAGTATAGGTAACACTAAAGTTGGTAACTATTTAATATTATTAAGTGCTGAGCATGGTTTAAGAAAAAATTTAGAGTGGAATGATTTCTTTAAAAAATTTAAAGCAGATAGAAATATAGACCCAGATGCTTCTGCATTAAGTATGGGCACTGATACTAAATCTAATTTAAAATTAGCTGAGACTCTTAGGTCTCAATGGGAAAATTTTATAGCAAAAGACAGAGACAATATGTACGAGTTCTTGAAAAAAGATGCAGAAAAATTTGTTAATGATTTAAGAGATAAAGGTGCAACTAATGATGAAGTTGCTCAGGCTTATCAAGATAAGTACACTTTTATGGATAAAGGCAAAAGAGTTGATGCTATAGAATTAGTTGAAGGTATATTTAACAGGACTAATAGATAATGGCTAAAGAAGAAAGTTTTTTAGACTCTATAAGAAATAGAGTTATGGGTGCTCCTGATAAGGATGTAACTACCTTTGACCCAGATAAACCAGTAAAAGAATTTACACCTAAAGAAGAAAAGCCTGATAGTTATTTAGAGATATTAAGTAACCAGTTTGATGGTATATCAGATTTTATAAAAAAAGTTCCTGATATAGTTACTACCTTACCACCAGCAATACGCAGAGCAGCATTAGGCTTAGAGATAGGTGAAGACGGAGTAGAAAGACCTAAGCAGTTAGAATATGACTTTCCTGAGATTAGTGATGCACCTGTTGGGTTTTTTGAAGGTTTAAGTTCTGGTAATTTAAGATCATTGTTAACTTCAGACAGCACTGAGAAAATTAAAATATTAGATGATTTTTATTCTAATGATGAAAGATATGGTACAGAAGATATAAGAGGTGCTCAAAGAGACAAGTTCGGTAATCCAATAATCATATGGAAAGGTAAGCCTTATTATTTAAATAAACCAGGATTTTCAGAGATTGATTTTGATAGTTTATTAACTCAAGCTTTATTTTTTGCACCAGCAGCAACTAGAGGTGATAAAAAATTAGCAACTAGAATATTAAGCACAGGTGCTAAAACAGGAGCACTAGAAATAGGAAGGCAACTTTTAACTAAAGATGAAATAGATAGAGGTGAGTTAGGCACTACTGTTGGTGTAGGTGCTGCAACTGAAGCTTTGCCTTTTGGTAGATTTACTAAACTGATAGCTGACAGAGTTAGAAGGAATGCAGAAGAGATTACAAAGCTACCTGTTTACAGTGCACCAGGAGCAGAAAAGCAAATCACCTCAGCTGTAGGAGGTCAACTAGCTACACCTAAAGATACTACAACTATGGTTGAGAGATTAAAAGTTTTAGATAAAACTAAAGGACAACGCACAGGTAAAGACAGAGACTTATTAATGGAAGATTTAATGCGTAACACTGAATTGTATGGTGTTAGGTCTCAAGAGTTGTTAAAAGACTTTGACGCAGAACAACTGCAAGTTATAACTGATAATATAGATATATTGTTAAATAATATAGGTGCTGGTAAAGTTAAAGTTGGAGAAGGTAGTGCCGTAGATATCGGAGAACTTATAACTAAAGAGATACAAGACACTGCTTCACAATTAAAAAATTTAGGTAAAGAAGCTTATAATGAAGCTAGTAAAATGGCACCTACATTTTTATCTGGTCCAGGAGTTTTAGGTCTTGCTCAAAATTTAAAAAAGAATGCTACTAATTTTATGCAAGATGGTAGACAAGTTAGGATAGATGCCAGCAGACTTGAAAGAATGCCTATAGTTCAAAACAACATTAAATACTTAGATAGAATTATAAAAATATACAGCAACCCTAAAGCTAAATCAGTTAATTTTAATGCTATAGAAGATTTTAGAATTAGATTAAACTCTGATATAAAAGCAGCAACTCCAGGATCTCCAGAACAATTAGTTTTACAGCAAATGAAAAGAGGTCTGGACGATTACATGAATGAAGCTGTTGAAAATGGATTATTATTTGGTGACGATGAAGCTGTTAATTTAATTAAAAATGCTCGTAAATCTTACAAGGCTTATAAAGATTTTCAGATCGGTACAGGACCAGCAAAGAATCAAATGCCTAAAATCATAGATGGTGAAAAGTCAGCTTTAGAAGTATCTGGTATAATATTGGGTGGTGCTAATAAATTAAACGATAAAGGTTTAGGTATAGACATTATAAAAAGAATAATAAAAGTTGAGGGTCCAAATGGTCCAACTGCAGAGTTACTTAAAAATGCTATACTGTTAAGAACTTTCTCAGACCCTAAAGGTGGCATAACTAGAGCAAAGATAGTAGGTAATTTTAAAGATAATTTTGTCAAGAACAAAGAGATTACTAAATTACTGTTTACAGACAAAGAGATACAAGGTTTAGATTTATTCGTTAAAGATGTAGCTAAAACTTTACCAGTAGAACAAAGATTAAATCCTCCAGGATCTGGTTACACTGCTGTAAATGCAGCTCTACAAAAAGGTATTATAAAGCCGATATTAACTAAATTACCTCTAGTAAGAAATGTAACTGAAACTGTAGGTGAAGTTGCAGAAGGTTTAAGAGGTGGTGGTGCAGCTCAAGGAGTTATTGCTCAACCAGGAGATGATTTAAAGAACTTTTTAAATTTAATGTTTTCACCTATACGAGCACTACCTACAGCAGCAACCCCAGAAGGCACTATGGAAAGAGATATGCAACAAGACTCTGACGAAACAAGTCAATCTTCTAGCTTAAATAGAATAATGAGTAACCTAAAGCCTGACACAATACAAAAGCTTCAATCGTTTATTTGAAGTACATAAAACTCTTCTGGCTCATTATATAACCATTCAGCTTTATAAATAGTAGTCTTACCTTTTTTAGATATTAGTTTTGTGGCTATGTATTCTTGGTGTTGTGGTTTATAAAAACATTTATTTTCAGCTACTAACTGTAAGGCTAATAATTTAATGTCCCACTCTATGAATCGTACTATCATTTGCCAGTGTTCTGGCTTAGAGCAATAGTATCTTGTTGAGTCTTTAAATAAACCTTTTAGCACTCTTCTTGGTTCTTGGTCTGTCCAAGTAAGTTCTGTGTAGTCACAATCTTTACTACAACGCATAATTTTTTTAGACTTTATATTCTCTGCTAAACTATAAGTTGTAAAAGTCAGTGCAAATATGCATAGCCAAACTATTCCACTTTTCTTCATCCATTTTCCCTTCATTAACCCAAACGGCTTTTATTAGAAGATCTTCCCTTTTATAACTTTTTGTTAAATCTTCTGCTCCATCAAATAATAATATTGTATTATCAGCTTTTAATAATATCCAACATTTTCCTCTTTGAGATTTATATTCTTTTAACCAAAGATGCTGTTCTTGTTTTAAGCCTATATTTATTTTTTTATTAGGCTCAAAGTTTTTAACATACTTTAATTCTATCCAACCAGAGTTGCCACTCTTTACAAAATGTATATCAGGCATACCCTTAGAAACTTTATTTTCTACCCTATACATTTTTAAAGGTATACTACCTCTCATATAAGACCAAAAGTTTTTCTCACTCATTATCACCTCCTAGGAAAGAGCATTTAGGATCTTCATTAACCATATCAGCTAAAGACTTCTTTTTGCGTAAAGCTTTTATTATATAAGTATCTAATGTGTTATTAGCTTCAATGTCTATATAAGTAACATTGCTGGTTGTACCTATTCTATGACATCTATCTTCAGACTGTAAACGCATCTCTAAGTCAAAACTATTAGAGTAATACACAGCATATTGTGCAGCAGTGAGGTTTAAACCTAATCCACCAGCTTGAGCATGTCCTATAAAGTATTTTATCTGTGGATTTTCCTGAAATAGCTTTATATTGGTCGCTCGTTGGTCATTAGGTATATCTCCATAGTATAACACACAAGAACCCTTTAACATGTTGTGTATGGCCATTATATCAGCTCGAAATCGACACCAGATGATTGTTTTTTGGTCAATTACACTTAAAACGTCTGATAATGCTTTTAGGCGAGGATTATTTTCTTCTATGGGTTTTAACTCTTTATCATAAGGAAACCAATTACAAATTACTTGTTGTAATCGTAACATTCTGGTTATAGTTTCAGGTACAGAAACTTCTTCTCCATTAAGTTCGGCTACAAATTGTTCTTTTAATGAAGTGTATAATCTTTTTTGTTCTTTTGATAATTCATATTTATGTCTTTGATATATTTTAGGTGGTAGGTCTAGGCACTCTGATTTTAAGACTCTGAATGAATGACCTTTAATGCTGTGTATTAATTCATCAGTGTTTCTGTAACCTACTATCCATCTACGACCTTCATGCTCTCTAGTTATACAGTAGTTAGCCTTAAAAGTATAAAAGCTATCATATCCTAATATGTAAGGATCTAAAAAAGTAAATTGTGCGTATAGATCTTCTACACCTTTTGTTACCGGAGTACCTGTTAGTATTCTTTTATATTTAGCTAGTTTACCTAGCTTAGTTACAACTTTAGTTCTGTTGGCTCCAGGAGTTTTAATCCTAGAACTTTCATCAACCACTAATAATGTCTCATGTGATAGTAATATCTTTTCTAAATAATCCTTAGACTTTTTAGATACAAAAGATTCAATATTAAAAGCAAAAACTTTTAAGATCTCTTTTTTAGCTATAAGTGCATTGAACTTTGTTTCATGGTTCTTATTCATACCAGAGTAATAATGTATACTCTCATGTATACACCAATCAGGCATATGGTCTGGTAATTGTTTATCTAGCCATTGGTTGTGTACACCATTAGGTGCTATAATTACTAGGCAGTTAATTCTACTCTTACTGTATAAGTATGCAGCAGTGTCTATGGCAACTTTTGTTTTACCTGTGCCTTGTTCCATGAACAAGCCGAAGTTGTCTTTATCTCTACTTAGGTAGAATGCTTTTCTTTGATGTTGGTAAGGTTTAGTCTTGAACATAAAGTCATCCGTATCAGGAGTAGTGAAGCTACGAGTATCAGTAGCACTTTTAACTACATCACTATATTGATTTAAAAATACTTGCGCATCATTATCCCAGTCAGCTGATGGCCAATGCTTTTTAACATACTCAATATTAGCACCTGTTGGGCTAAATGCTACATGTCTACCAACCCACTTTCTAAATCCTGGTAGGTTGGTAAACAGTCGCATGTTCTCTGAAGTTAAAGGGAACTTAGCTAATAAATATTTACCTTGAACATTTATTTGCAAATTTAATCTCCCTTAGTTTATTTAATACTTTTGACCAATACTTGTAAGCCCAAGTATCTCTTTTTAGATAGGTGAGGTGTTTCCTCACCCTTTCTATTAGTTTATCTATTTGTCCCATTCTACATGCCCTTTCTTTACATCCCAAGTTAGGTCTTTAGCCCTACCACCTTTTTTAATAAAACTTTCATAACTAATACCATCAGGATTATCTAAAATTATTTGCATAGAGTGCCAACCGAATGTATTAACTTTTCTAGGATTATCTTTTACTTTAGGATATATCATAGTGAAACTTTTTTCTAGTACTCTCTTGAATTGTCTCTTTGGTAGTATTTCAATAACTTGAGTAATCTTTTTATTCCTACCCCAGAACTCGTGAATAGGTTGACTGCCACCTTGGTCTATAGCCCAGCCACCTTTTACAACTTGTACATGACCAGTGGTTGTAATGATATAGGTTGAGGTAAAGTTACAGTTCCACTTTACATACTTTTGTAAACTTATAGGGTAATACTCAAAGCTTAATTTAGAACTCCTTTTCATGTTGCCACGTATAGTTATATTGTCCCATGTTTTATGCTCCCTAAACTTAGCATTTAATTTATGTAACACTAACATTCTTTCACCATTGTGAGTACTGCCCTTCCACTTGTTAGATTTTTTACCAACTCTTTTATGTAACTCCCATGACTGTTTAAAAGTTATTCCCATTGCTATAGCTACAGCAGTAACACCACAATTAGGACCACCACGTTGGTCATCAGGATTTACAAAGCCTTCAGGTTTTTTATTAATAATTTTTTTCATTTTATTCCTTTCTCAGTTTATATATTTATTATCTCTTATTTGAGCAGATAAGTAAACAATAATCGTCCCCCATGGGAACTAATTAAAGTCCCCAATTATCACGACATATTGGACCCATGCCCAAATCAATACTAACTTTATTAGTTAGAGTTCTGCTACACATACAACACCTGCCTAATCTTTGACCATATTCTTTAGCCATTTTAAATGGATCTTTAGCTATCTCATATAATCTGTTAATAGTATTTTCATCAGCTGTTGATGAATGGTAAAAAATATTCTCAACAATTTTACCTTGATAATAATTGTAGCCACCTTTTTTAATAACCACATACACAGCACCAGCATTAGCACTCTCTGGTTTAGCTAGTGATAAAATAAGGTCATCAAATTTAATAATAGGTCTTTTTAAATTATTACCCACAGCATCATCAAACATTTTATGTATTCTTGATAAAGGAGCAGTGTCACTAAATTTATCAGCAAGGTGCTCAGACTTACACTTTTGCTCTTGCTTGTGTTTTTTATTTTGCTCCATTTTAATAAACATTGCATTAGCAGCAAACTTTTGCTTATCAGATAAAAAGCCTTTGGTGTTGATTTGCTCTACTAAACTTTTAGCAAAATCATTCCATGAAGTCATACCCAATAACTTTTCAAAAAGTTTTACATTTTCTTGGTTGTTATTGTTATCAGTAAATTGGTCTTTATAAAATTTATATTGTGTCATTTTTTATTCCTTTCTCAGTATATACCTATAGTATCGTTTATTTGAGCAGAAAAGTAAACAAAAATCGTCTCCCGCAAATACCTATAAAACCAACCTTTTTAAAAAAAGTTTTAAGTTAATTTACCTTTCACTAAAATAATTAATTAGTAAAACATTTAAAGCCTTACTATCACCCCATTTAAAAGTAGAAGGTAAAGTTTTTTTAAAAGCCAAATATTTATTATAAATTGAAATTTTAGAAACACCGAAAGTTATATTACTAAGTTCACTAGGTAAAGAATTAGAGCCTAACTTATAATTAAAAAAATCAAATTTAATAATATAGTTTTTTACCTCATCAGAAGTATTATCCCAAATATCAATAAGCCTATTAAGTATAGTATTTTTTTTAATAAGTTTAGTACGACCAACCGAGTCAGCCCCAAACTCAATTTTACCAACCTCAAGCATATCATTACTTATACTTTTATTTATAAATATAATTTTATTTTTCATAATTTATTCCTTTCTCAGTTTAAAATAAAATTTTAATTTATTTGAGCAAATAAGTAAACATTTAATTTAAGTTAATTTTCTCCACTTGTCTACATACACTTTTCTAAAGCCTTTTTTAACAAGACCTTTTACTAAATACCAATCACCTATTTTACCCTCTTCAACTATCTGTTTACCTATGCGAGGATATTTAAATCTATCAATGGTACTTATAATTGGACCAGTGTCATCTTCAAAAGTTAAGTTTAACCACAAATGATTTCTATCAACTCTACGTCCACCTCTTTTAGCTAGGTTGACTGTCTCGTTCATATCTCGTAAGTTTTTCTCTGTTAGCTTACCGAAGAATACAAATGTTCCTGGTCGGTCTGCATCTAGTTCAGCTATGTCAGTAATGTCTGAAACTATGCCATGCTTCTCTGGTTCTTTTTTAATATGGCCAAACCTTCTCTCACATTCAAATATATCATCATACGGAGTAGTGCCTTCATTTAAAAGTTTTTCTTGTCTTGGGGTAAGGTTTATTTTTTCAATGCGTCTATTAATAATATCTTCAGCAACTTTTAATCCTACACCTTTTATATTTGTTAGCCCACCTATTAGCTTACCTCTTTGAACAGACCAATTTATTTGAGACATAAACTTATCAAAAGGTAAATATTCAAAACCCTCTTTGACTAATTCTCTAAGAAGTTTTTTACCTTGTTCTTCATCCCTAACATTGCGCAAACATGCAGCAGCAAACTGAAGAGGAAACTTAGACTTAAGAACACAACACCAATAAGAAAGTAAACCATAGCTGATAGCATGAGACCTATTAAAAGCCCAAGAGCCCATAGTGTTGATATTATCCCATATCCTTTTTGCATCGCTTTCTTCAAGACCATTTTCCTTTGCTCCTAGTTTAAACCTTTCCCAATATTGGTCAAAGAACTCTTGACCTAATGATTTGCTCATTGCTTTACGCAATTGTGATATATCTTCCCAAGATAGTTTACCTACATGGCGACCTATTTCCATAACTTGTTCTTGGTATACAACTATGCCATAAGTTATTTCAGTTATGTCTTTTACTATTGGGTGAAGATATTCTGTTGGGGTGGCACCTGTGTGTCTACTTATATATTGAGTAGTTCCTCCGGAGACTAGTGGTCCAGGACGACCCAAAGCAGTCAGAGCAGCAATCTCTTCAAACTTGTGCACCTTCATTTGTCTAGTTAAAGACTGTAGAGCATATCCTTCAAATTGAAATATACCAGCATACTTTTCTTCATTCAAAACTCTAAAAGCCATTTTATCATCTAACCGATAGTCTACTAACTCTTGTCTTTTCCATTCAACTTGGTCTAGTACATCTTGAAGAACTGATAAAGTTCGTAAGCCTAGAGCATCTATTTTAAGTAAGTTCAAACTTTCTGCATCATACTTGTCGACTTGTAAGGCTTGAGTTTGTTCATTAAAAGAACAATATTTATTAATAGCATCCTCTGTAACAACTATACCAGCAGCATGTACCCCATTGTGCCTAGCATGAAACTCCATATCTGAAGCTATACGCATTTGAGGATATTTTTTTAATATTTCTCTGCCAATATCTAAATCATTAAATGTATCCATAATACAAAAAGCAGCACGAGCATCACCACCACTCCTTTCAATGATAGCACCTTTTAAATCATTAACTTCCCATTGTGGTATATTTAATTCTTTAGCTACTTCAGTAATAGTGCTTTTAGCTTTGTATCTACTTATTGTACCTAGCTTAGCAACATTAGCATCACCATACTTTTCTTTTAGATAATCATATACCATATCTCTTCTATCATCTTGAAAGTCAATATCAATATCTGGTAAGTCTGCTCTGTTAAGATCTATAAATCTTTCAAACAATAAATTATGTACCAGTGGGTCAACATCAGTAATACCCAGCAAATAGCAAACTAACGAACCAGCACTACTACCTCTAGCTGGTCCAACTAACATATGTTCCTTAGCATAGTTAACCATATCAGCTATAACAAAAAAGTAATCTTCATACTTTTTATTGTCTATTAATTCTAGTTCATATATTAATCTATCATAATATTTTTTGTCTTTTAGGTTTATTTTTAATTTAGTGGCACCTTCTTGGCAAAGTTGTAATAATGTCTTTTCACTATTGAATTTGACCATATTGGCTTGTTTTAATGTCGCTACGCACACTTTAGCTATTGAATAGGTATTATCTATTGCCTCTTTTGGAGCCCAATTTACACAATCTTTATATTCCCACTCATTTAAAATATGCATGGGTTTTGTTCTGTCTGTTCTGTTTCTACCGACTAAAACTTGATAAACTTTTCTATCTGATATGGTTGGGTAGTAATTATCACTAGTGGCTATCAATGGTAGCTTTTTAGTTAAACAACTCTTATCACTCATAGGGCTACATTCAGCAAATATGTTTTTATTACTCTTAGGTAATAATCCCCAGTTAGGATTAGCACCACTAAATATTATAACATTATCACTAACATCAAATAAATGTGTGTAGTCTAATCTAGGCACATAATAAAAATTTTCTTGCTTTAGTGATTCAGAGTTTAATTTATATATCTCCTCAAGACCTTTATTATTTTTAGCTAAGAATGTCATATAGTTAATAGGTTGCTTTGTTCGTTCTTTACTATCTTCAACAAAACCTATTTCAACTCCATAGATTGGTTTTTTACAAACCTTTGAAAATGGCACATGTCCCCATGTACTGTTATCTGTTATAGCTACAGTATCATTATTACAAGCTTCAATAACTTTTTTAATTGGACCATAAGCTTTACGGAAAGAATATTCTGTGCGTACTTTTAAATTAATCATTTAGGTGTCCTTCTTTTTTATACCATTTTAAAACTTCAACAGTAGCCTTAACATCATCTACTGCTCGGTGAGCACCTTTATGCTCTTTACCTGTTACCTCTAAATAGATGTCTGTAAGCTTTCTTTTTATACCCCAGACCTTTTCTCCTACTTCTATTGTACATAAATGTTTAGGTGGCCATGGAAACTTTATTAGCTTATCAATCCTAATTAAATTATACTTTAATACATTTGAATCAAAAGGTAAGTTGTGTGCTGCTAAAACTTTTTCTCCTATAAAAAATTCTACTAGCTTATCATAGTAAGCTATGAAGGGTGGTTGGTCTTTTAGGTCTTCATTTTTAATACCTGTTATTTTAGTTATCTTGGGTGATAGTTCTTGGTTGGGGTTGACTAAGAACCCCAACTCCTCTTTTATATTTAAATCTTTATCTAACTTAACAGCACCGAACTCTATTATATAAGGTTGCTGTTTTATATCTACTGCATCTGGCATAACTAAGCCAGTAGTTTCAAGATCCATTACTATCATCAATATCCTCCAAAATAAATGAATAAACTCCTAAGTCGTGTATTGAGTCTTGGTGCTTGTCTGACCATTGGTTACAATATCTAATAAGTTTAGTAACAATCATATTTACTGCACCTAGTCTATTCCAATCTTCTACTGACTCACATTTTAATCCATTAGGAAAAAGACTTTTCATTATCTCCCCATGTATCATGTAAGAGTGTCCGTATCTTTTACCTTTATACTCTGCAGTCTTGAGAGCTGTTTTTATTTTTTCAGCGAGCATCATCATCCTCCCTTAATTTAAGTTCAGCTAATTCATCTTGAAGTTCATGACAAGTATCCATGAGTTGTTCTATTTTAGCTTCATGGTCTTCATGCTTATTTATAAAATTTTCAAGAGTATCCCTTAATGTTGGTCTTATATCTAATATACGAGCAACAGGCTCTCCATCTATTTCAATATTATTATTTACTATTCTAAGTTCCATTTAATAATCTCCTTTGTTTACTTGTAAACAAGTTAAGCCTAAGTCTTCTCTATACATTTGTACTACATCATCTCTATCTTCTAATACAAACCAAACTCTTTTAGGATTAACATATTCTTTTACAATTTTTAATTTAACATCCGCATCAGAGTTTTTATCCCCATCATTACGCATCAACAAATTATCATAAGGTATTTCATTTAATCTTAGCCAGTGTTGTGTTATCTTTTTCCACTTTTTCTCTCTAGCTGTAATTAAATAAATTTTAGTTTCTGCATCTTTTAGATTCCTTACGATATTAGCTATATCTTCAATACAACCAGATGTTGTTGACCGAGCATTAAACTCATCATAGTCTTTTTCAGTGAGTTCATCTTTTTCTAATATTTTAGCTCTGTCACCTATTGTAGCTAATGTACCATCAATATCACATAGTATAATTCTTTTCATGTTACACCTTTTTATTTAATGGTTTAGCCATTGAAGGAGCAGACCACTCTTTTGGAGTTAAAAATGGTTCTGCCCAATCATGAACTTTAATAACTTCAGCTACCATAAGCTTGAAGACCTCTCTGTATTCACCTTGTGCTCTTGGGCTTAATCTAGACTTAGCCATTTCATGCAAAGTTCTTAAATTAAACTTAGCTACAATATTAGTGTGAATGTTTGTAGGCAATATACCTCTAGCATCCTCAGCATTTACTCCGCAGTTCCTTAGCTTTTGATAATAACTATTTATAGTTTTCATAGCTTCATCATAGTGGTGTTGTGCTTGTAAATAGTTTGCTATATCTTCAGGTACAAAATAACCGAAGCCTTCCATATCAACTGTACGTTGTGATTGTTGTGCATAGCTACCTTGTCTTGTGCGTACAAACTGATGAGTAAAGCCACGAGTAACCTCTCTAATGTCAAATACATAATCAACAAACTCCCATGATGATTTTATAGTATTTAGCATATAATCTAGTTCGGCTTGTTTTTTATCTTCTGGCCAATCTTTAATTTTATCATACGCATTATCCTCATTCATTAACCTAGTATTCTTAGTAAACAATAAAAGGTTTTTAGCATCGCTAGTATAATTTATTAATTTAACCTTCATTGTCTAACTCCTCTATTAATTTATTAGCAAACTGATGAGGAACAGCTAACATAACATAAGCTTCAAAGTTGCTACCATTTTGCCTAATGTTAACTTTAACTCTTTCAAAATTTTCTATACGCATATTAATAGTTTCAATAAAAGCTATTTCAGTATTTTGAGAAGATCCTCTTGATAAATAATATTTTGATTTACCTTTTACTTCACTAGCTATCATATCTGCTGCTGTACGTTTTGCTGCCATGGTTGCCATATCTAAGGCTAGTTGTTTATGTTTAGATTTACCATACCCACTGACTACAGTGCTACCTTCTACTGCTGGTGGGTCAATGTACCAGATTGGGTCTGGGCTATTAAATTTATAACTGCAACCTCCTAAAAATTGTATCACTACGGCAAATATCACAATGCCTATAAATAATTGTATGTATTGTTTTTTCATGTTATGTTCCTTTCTTACTGTGTAGTTGAATTAAATAATTATCACCAATCATATTGTCAATCATATTTATATCATCAACAATATCATCAAGTAATAATTGTCTCCATGTAGCAAACCTACCAACAGAAAAAATATTATATTGCTGTGTTAAATATAAAATAAATTCTTTACGAACTTTTTCCTCTATTGGTAAAAGCTTACCATACTTCATCTCAGACACTGTTATATCTTTTAACTCATATGACTTTACACCAAAGTCATCTTTTAAAAAATTAAAAATATCTGAGCCGTCTTTAGTTGGTCTAGAAATATATTCTGCCATAACTACATTACCAGTTATTGAAACTCTGTAGCAATCTGTTATCTCACTAGGATAATAAACAGTCTGATACAAAGATGTTTTAGGTTTAGTAATTAAAGCCTTTTTAGACCAAATAGTCTTAAACTTAAAATCAGGTTGCTTTGGCCAACCGATTATCTTCATCATTGTAGGCATAGGTATTGTAGATAAAATAGGCTCTCTATTATCTTTACAAGTTTCAGATGACGCAAAA